TCTTTAAGTGCATTTAACTCATTTGTTAATTCACCTATTTTAGCTTCTAAGTTGGCAATAGTTTCTGATTTAGCATTTACTGCTTCAACGATTGCATCCTCAGAGGCTTCGTTGCTTAATTTAAGTAATTCAGTTAATTTTATCATTTTGTTTTCTGTTTTGTTTAATATTCTGTTGTAAATATTTTGTAGTTCAAAGATATTGCTATTCATAGCAATGCTCTTTTGTTTTGTAACAACTATTTCATCAATAATGCCTAAGTTCATACATTCATCTGCACTCATCCAAGTTTCTTTACTCATCAAATCTTTGCATTTGTCCATTGTTAGATTTGTGTTTCTTTCAAAGATTTTAGCAAGTGAATTTGTGATTAAGTTTAATACTTCTTCATCTAAACCTCCATTGGCATTGTGCATCATAAATGTTCCGTAATCGGCCATGTATTTTTTAGCACCACAAATAGCAATAACTCCCGCCATTGAGTAAGCCATTCCATCTATGTATGTGTTGCAAGGTATTTCTGAATTTAAAATTGCAGAAACAATTGATAATCCATCCGCAACACTCCCACCAATTGAATTGATACGGATATTAATTGTTTTAATTTCATCTTTATAGATGTCGTTAAGCATTGCAATGTCCTCAGCAATCCATGCACCATTAACGCCATAACCTAAGTCGGCATCATCTCCAATGTGTTTATAAATACGGATGGTTGCAACGCCATCAGAAATATTTGATAATTTGCTTAGTTCTTTAATCACGTTACAAAAATAAATCGTTACTAAAAAATAATTTTATATTTGTAACAACTTTTTAAATTTATGACCCCAGAAGAAAAAAGAAAAGCACAAAAGGCAAGAGTAACTTGTGATTTGAGAGGTACTGCAAAAGCCAAATTCTTTGACGAAGTTTTAAAAACTGGCATCAAAGAATCTGAACTTGTGAGAAATATTATCTCAAAACATTATGAGGATAAACCGAATAGGTTTTAATACACAGGATAAATTTCAAATGTTATTTGTCCTCTTAATTTTCCTATTGCAGTTGCTGCATTAAAATTATTAAATGTAGGATTATCAAATCCACTAAGAATAGTAATTTCTAATATATTAGAATCAGTAACTGCTTTTATTTGTGCCAACTTTCCGCCTCCCGTATCATCTACAAATCCCAAAGCAACAACATCTCTTTTTGCTATTAAAAATGTTTCTAATTCTAATCCCAAACTAACTGCTGCTGAATTGCTATTGGTATAATCTTTTATTTGAATACAAACAGTAACAGTATTTCCAATAATTGAATACAAAACACTCCAATCTGCACTACTTGCAATTGTCCAAGTTCCTACATTTGCCGTCATGTAAGATGAACTATAACCTCTTGGTAACCATCTGCCAAGTCTAAATGTATCTAATGCAGAAAATAATTGAGTTCCTGTTGTATTTGAACTCCAAACAATTTTTCTTATTTCGTGAACATTGTAAGTTAATCCATTGCTAAATTCAACTGGGTCTGCATTTGTAGCTGTTAAATTTGTTGTTGTTATCGTTCCATAAATACTTTGACCTGCTCCTAAAGTTCCATTTGCAGCATCACAAAGATATATTTCACCATTATAGTAAACATATCCTGCCGTAATACTCCAATTTAAACCTACTTGAGTTTTTATACATCCAAATATAATTCCATTTGCACCACCAACCATCTGTAATGCAAACCCTTGTATTATTTCCGTATAAGCACTCTGCAAATGGTCTAAAGTACCTTGTTTAACTGGCATCGCTGCACTCGTTGTAATGTCTGTTGTTTTTATTTTTTTCATTTTATTTTATTTTTAATATGTAATAATATCGTAATTTATCCCACCATAGACATACAAATCTGCAATCTGTCTGATTATCTTATCTCTATTGGTAGAATCTGTATCTAAAGCAGTCCACACCGCAACAGGCACATAAATATTGAACTCTATTGATGAATTTGCCAAGTTCTGAGCTTGAATAAAACTCACCGCCTCGCCATTCAACTTCACCGCCAAACTTGAATTTGTTTCGTTTCCGCCCACATAAAAAGCAGATTGTGCCAAAGCATTTCCAACTATGTAAATATCACTTGCACCTGGCGTATTTACAAATGTAGTTCCAAACCACTCATTCAACGCCCACTCAAATAATAGATGTTGTGCATTGTATTTCAATCTCGGCTCAATTCCTACAAATTTATCTTGTATCTTAAACCAATACGCTGTATCTGTTGGTATCTTATTGGTGTGTGCAACCCAACACTGATAAATAGCTTTGTCAATATACTTAACTTGGTTGCCTACTACATACGCTGTTGCATTGCTCCAATTAGCTGCATTATTTCCGCTTTTAAACGTGCCAAACATTGTTGAGTACAATATCTGCAATGGCTTTAATAAAACTCTCGCAAAAGCAGAATAAACAGGCAACCTTTTTTTTGAAGGCAAAAAGTTTATTGCAAAATTATCTGTATTTATTATCATTATACAACAATGTAATTAAGTGTGTCTGCAAAGGTATGTGTTGCGGTAGTTTCTTCTTCAACATAACCGCTATAAGTTTGATAATTTACTCCATCAATTCCTGTGGATAAATTAAACAATGTGCCTGTGCCATACGCTGCTGTGTTTAGCCTTACTAATATTCTGCTTAAACTTACCGTTACAACTCCCTCTGCCCCTTGCATAGCATCTACAACCGCTTGTGTGCTTATCGTTCCGTTGAATGGTAAATTAGCCATGTATGTTTCTAATGCTGTGGTAACATTTGCCTCAATAACATTGGCATATTGTCCATTGTAATAAATATCGGCTGCAACCTCCATCTTATCACTATTGGCATTGATAATTATGTAAGCTATTCCCGCAGGATTAAATGTGCCTATGTATGTATTAAGTTCTGCTAATTCTCCTGATGAAACTGGCACTGGTGGCTCGTTTTTTGCAACCTTTATCAATACGGTTCTGTTTGGTGCGGTAACTACTGCACACCTTGTTAAAATCTTGTTTGCCTCATTGATAACAGGGTATTCAATTACAAATGTAGATGTGTTTAACTCTGCTACATCGCCTTTTTGATACTTCAATACTTTATTGCGTGTCCATTGCGGTGTTGATGGTGCTACTGTTGCTGCAATAGTTTCTAAATCTGATTTGAACAAATCTTGCAACTGCTCAAATATAGCTATGCAGGAGGCAACAATAAAAAAATACAAGTTCCATTTTGCGGTTTGACTTGTAGATGTTAGGCCATTCAATGCAGCTTCTGCATTCTTAGCATCTAACATTGATTGCTTAATTTGTGCGACTGTCCTTGCCATAGATTAGTTATTAATGATTAGTTGAATAGCAAATGTGCCATTTGGTGTGCCTATAATCGTTCCTTCGTGAGGAAATAAATCAACAATAATTACATTGTCATTTAATCGCCTTACAACATTAATATAAGGTGTGTTACTTGCATTTAAGTTTCCGACCATTCCAAAAAATTTAGCAGCTAAAAAAGCACTTGTTAATGTACCTCTTAATTGTCCATTTGAGTGAACTGTCCACACAACTTCACCAACATCGTTTTTTAATGAAGTAAATGATACTGTGCTACCTCCCGTTATGGTTAAATATCCTCTATACTCTTTATAGTTACTACCACCTGCTGCCACCAATGGATTGCCAACCGTTCCATTGCCTGTTATTGTTGTGCCATCAACTGCAACGGTGGATAGTTTGCCATCTGCTGTGCTTTGTGCTGCTGCTGCGGCTGCTAATGGTATTGTTTGAACATTTGTAACCGTTGACCTCTTAGTTACTCCGCCTTGATTTACTACTACTACCTCCGCACCTGTTAATGTTGCGGCTGATGGTAAATTTGATATTTTTTGCTTTGCCATTTTTTTATTGTTGTATTTCTAATTCATAACCACTTTCTGTTGTTATCTCAAATCCATCCTCAGTTGATAATATTACATCGTCTGCTAATACGCCTGTTCTTATTGTATTATTATCAATTATAGGGTCTACATTTAATATTAACGTGCTAACTGTTGCATCTACTGTTGGCAAATTTACGGATGTTACATCTAATCCTGTAACTTGGTAACTAATAATATAATCTTGGATGTTTGTATGGTCAAAATTTTGCGTTTCTGACCTCCTTAAAAACTTGGTGTTGTTAGGTGTACTCCATCCATGTATTAACTCGTTTAAATCTTGTTTTAGTTGAAGGATGTCGGTGTCCTCAGTTTTGTAAGATTCAAATCCTAAGTGAATATTTACCTGCAATGTTCCTCTCTGCCTAAGATTAAGGTCATCAACATAAGATGTATCTGCAAACTCAATAAAACAACAAGGATAGCCAAATGGCACATTCACATCCTCACGTTCAAATTGATTATTCCATAGTGCAACATATTTAAGTTCCGCTAATGTGCTAATCCTTTGTTTTAAATCGTTGTATATTGCTAATTGCATTATTTGAATGTATTGTCTAATCGTTTAACAATTATTTTTTTTATCCTTTCGTTTAGGTTGTAAGAATCACCCATAAATTGTCTTTTGGGCATTCCTTTCAATCCATTGTTGTGCCTTGCTGCATAAACTAAATCTGTGCTAATCTTTATACTTAATGCTGCTCTATTTGCAGGATTACGGATGATTGACCTCCTTAAATCGCCTGTCTTTACCAATATTGCTCTACCTGCCCTTTTATCTGCTTTTTTTCTTGGCTGCCACTTCTCTACATTCTTATCGTCAAAACCCTGCTTTCTGAAATTTTCAACAAAAAAACTTTTGGCAGAGTTTCCAATCTCTACCATAGCATTCTCTAAAGTAGTTCGGGCTTTCTTTTCTATACCCTTAAAATTGAATTTATTTTGCTTTGCCATTATACTAAAATAGGTAAATTCCAATTCTTTTTTGCGTTCTCTTTGTCATCCTTTCCAATGTCAAAGTAAGGATGTTTGTCCTTTCCTTTCTCTTTAAATATGTACCCATCCTGCCCGGTGTTCATTCTAAATAATGGTGGCACATCGTCAGGTGGGTTAAATCCTGCCATGTCTGTCAATGGCTCGTCATCGGCTGCTAATTGCGTAACCGTACATCTACATCTCCATCCGTTAGGTGGGTAGTATTGTTTCCAAAAAGCATCCGTTATTGGTCTTACAATGTTATCTAATGCAGCGTGTGTTGGTCTTACTCTTCCATCTCCAACGGTCTGATATTTTAGCACTGGCAATACATCGGCATCTGCCTCAATACGTTTCCACTCTGCCCCCATCCTTGCACTTGCTTTGGCTGTTTGATATTCGGCTTGCAAATAATCTTCGTTGTAAACATTGAAGATAGTCTTTGCTTGTTCCTTAAATTTAAAGAAATTAGATTGAAACTCAGGAACTGCCAACAATGAAGTTAATGCTTTTGTTTGCTGATATGTCTTTGCACCGCTAAAAACATAAATATTATTAAGTAAATCGGTTTTCAATACCTCGTCAACTATTGGTGCTAAATCAACTCCATCCTTTAAATAACTTGCTGTCTTTAAATAAATACCCTGTGGCAAAATATCGGTATTAATCGCCCCTATCCATACATCATTAGCGAAACGCCT